CATGCCTCCTGGAGAGCACGTTTACGATTCTAAATTAAATAAACATAATATTATGATACATAAAGAAAAGAATAAATTTGTAGCTTATATTGACATGGAGAGACTTAGTTCATTTAATTCTCTTGAAGATGCTAAAAAGGCTGCAATGCAATTTATAAAAATGGCCGGGGGCAAATAATGAAGCTGATTACAGAATACACTGAAAACGATGTCAGATGCATTATCGAAAAGAAAGAGAACGGAAGTAAAAATTTCGTTATTGAAGGTATTTTTGCTCAGGCCGAAGGTAAAAATAGAAATGGACGTGTTTATCCCAAATCCGTTATGGAAGGGGCAGTTAACAAATACGTTACAGATCAAGTGAAAACTGGAAGAGCAGTTGGAGAATTAAACCATCCTGATGGTCCAACTGTAAATCTAGATAAAGTATCCCATCTCATTACCGACCTCCGTATGGAAGGTAATAATGTGATGGGTAAAGCACGCATACTGAATACTCCCATGGGTCAAATAGTTCAAGGTTTACTAGAGGGTGGTGTTCAACTGGGTGTTTCAACTCGTGGTATGGGAAGTCTCGAACAGAGAAATGGCATTATGTATGTCAAAGACGATTTCATGTTGAATACCGTCGACATCGTCCAGGATCCATCTGCACCTCAAGCTTTCGTTAATGGAATTATGGAAGGTGTCGATTGGGTATGGAATAATGGTATTATCGAAGCTCGAGAAATTGAAAGAATTGAGACTGAAATTAGAAAAACTCCGAAAGCAGGCCTTTATGAGGCTCAGGCTCGCGAGTTCAAGAATTTCCTCTCGTTACTGAAAAACAAATAGGAGAGTCACATGACTAGTCAAATTAAAGGACAGGATGTTGAGCTCGATGATGACGAGAATGTTGTTGAAGCTCACGATCCTAAAAATGCCGAAGAACAGTCAATTGCTTCCGTAAAAAGCGCAGGAGCTGCAGGTAAATCTGCTGCAAAGCGTAAAGGCGATAAGAGCAATTCTGAACCAATGCAAAAAGGACCAAAGGCTGAAGATTACGATTTCTCGGATGATCTAGAAGCCCTAATTTCCGAAGAAGCAACCCTATCCGAAGGATTCAAGGGTAAAGCCGCAATCATTTTCGAAGCAGCGATTTCATCAAAGCTAACAGAAGAAGTTGCACGTCTCGAAGAACAGTATGAAACCCAACTTCAGGAAGAAGTCGATTCATTCAAAGCCGATATGGTTGAGAAGGTTGATGGATACTTGAACTACGTAGTTGAAAACTGGATGAAAGAGAATGAAGTTGCAATTCAAAACGGTCTCCGTGCTGAAATTGCAGAAGAATTCATGGATAAGCTACAAGCACTCTTTGTTGAGTCTTATATTGCTGTTCCAGATTCCAAAGTCGACCTAGTTGACGATCTGGCCGAACAGAAGGAAGCTCTTGAAGCTACTCTGGACGAACAGACTGCAGACATGATCGCAATGAAAGAAGAGCTGGAAACTTACAAGCGTTACGAAGTTATCCGTGAAGCAGCTCGTGGTCTTGCAGAAACCGAAGTTGAAAAGCTTGTTAAGCTTTCTGAAGATATTGACTTTGAAGGCGAAGAAATCTTTGCTGATAAGGTTAAGACTATCAAAGAAGCTTATTTCAAAAAAGCTGCTAAAACTTCAACCTCACTTGTAGAATCAGTCGAAGAAACAGAATCTGAAGAAATTCAGGTATCAGGTTCAATGGCTGCCTACGTCACCGCCTTAAGAAAAACAAATAAGTAATTTAGGAGAATCACAAGATGGAATCTTATGATCGTTTAGTAGAAAAGTGGGCACCAGTGCTCAATGAAGGACACAGCATCAAGGACGCACACCGTCGTGCAGTTACTGCTGTTGTTCTAGAAAACCAAGAGAGAGCATTTGCAGAGCAGTCAGCTCAGCAGAACTATCTTGCAGAAGCTGCTCCAGCAAACAACACAACTGTTGCTGCTAACTGGAACCCAGTTCTGATTTCACTTGTACGTCGTTCAATGCCTAACATGATGGCATATGACGTTGCAGGTGTTCAGCCAATGACCGGTCCAACCGGCCTTATCTTCGCAATGAAGTCACGTTATAAGAAAACCAAAGCTGGCGTTGTATCCGGTGATGAAGCACTCTTCAATGAAGCAGCTGTTGGATTCTCAGGCGACTCAGCAACAACTGGTAACGGTTCTTCAGGTCCTTCAGGTCTTTATGGTCTTACAGATGACTCATCAACTGGTCTTCGTACCACTGACAGCAGCATCGATGACTCACGTACCGGTCCTTATGCTGGCGATGCTTACACTACTGCTGAAGCAGAAGCTCTTGGCGACGGTGTTGGTGAAGGTTTTGCTGAAATGGGCTTCACAATCGAAAAAGCAACCGTTACTGCAAAGTCACGCGCTCTGAAAGCAGAATACACTCTAGAACTTGCACAGGACCTTAAGGCTATCCACGGTCTTGATGCAGAGACAGAGCTTGCAAACATTCTGTCAACTGAGATCCTTGCAGAAATCAACCGTGAAGTTATCCGTACTATCAACAGCCAAGCTAAAACTGGTTGCTTGACTTCAAACGTTGCTACTAAAGGTATCTTCGACCTTTCAACAGACGCTGATGGCCGTTGGTCAGTGGAAAAGATCAAAGGTCTTATCCTTCAGCTTGAAAGAGAAGCTAACACTATTGCAAAAGAAACACGTCGTGGCAAGGGTAACTTCGCTATCGTTTCTTCAGACGTTGCTTCTGCTCTTGCAGCTTCAGGCATGCTTGACTATGCACCAGCTATGTCAACTGCTCTTAACGTAGACGATACTGGCAACACTTTTGCTGGCGTTCTTAACGGCCGTATGAAGATTTATATCGACCCATACGCTGTTGCTGACTACGTAAACGTTGGCTACAAAGGTACTAACCCATACGACGCAGGTGTATTCTACTGCCCATACGTACCACTAACTATGGTTCGTGCTGTTGCTGAAGAATCATTCCAGCCTAAAATTGGTTTCAAGACTCGCTACGGCATGGCTTCAAACCCATTCGTTGGTTCAGCTCCTGCTGATGGTCTTGCAACTGCAAAAACCAACCAGTATTACAGAATTTTCCGCGTCGACAATATCC